GCCCAGTTCTCAATGCTTCAAGGTTATCGACACCTATCCTGCTGGTAGCCTGGTGGTCAAATACAAACTCCCTGCCATGCACCAAGCCAGCAACGTCATTAACACCAACGCTGCCAGTGTAGCCACCTGTTTTGAACCCCGTTAACTGGGTACCTGAAATGGTTCCTACAATGTTTGCTGTCTCAGATGCCACCGTGGCCATTGCTGCCAAGTTCGCTGGGAAAGGCTGAGCTGCTGCCTGAGCAATACCTGTTTGTATTGAAACGATAGACTGAGCGATAGCAAAGCTCTTTGATATTGCAAACATTGCTTTATAGAGACCCGATTGCTGCCCTGCAAAGTTGGCCGACATATCAGCCATAGAGCCAAACATACTGCTTGTGCTGCCGAGGATCTCCTGAGTGATATTCCGCGATACCAGCCTGCGCTGTTCCTCTATCTTGCTCATGTTTTCGTTGTAGGAAGCGGTTATTTCAGCCACTCGCTCGGCATACTGGCGCTCATATCCCAGTTTTTGATCCAGAAAGCTCTTTTGCTTTGCCAGTTCGTTCTGCCGCCATTGATCAAGCTCAGACTGAGCCTGGTTGACCTTGATAAGCTCACCGGCTGCCCCACCAATCGATGCGTCCACGCCGCCAAAGCTGGGCGCTTGCGATACGGTAGACTGAGAGATTTTCCGCAAGGCATTGCTGTATTGATCTGCTGAAAGCCCGGCCGCATTGAGGATCTCAATTTGCTTTTTGAAGGTATCGTTGAGGCGTTCATTATCCGTTCTCAGGCTTTCCATCAGCGTGATGTAGTTGCGCTGGGCCTCTTCCTGCTTCTCAAGCGCGTCCTTGGCCTGCTTGCGGCGCTGGATTTCATCAACCAGAAGCTCAGCCTCTATTTTTTGCTGATCACTTAGGTTTGATGAAGCTATGGCTGCTTTTATCTTTTCGCTATTGTACTGCTCAAGCTGCTGCTTGTTCATGGTTACAGCTGCGTATTGATCCTGCAGCTTGTCAATGAGGCTCTGAGTTGCACGGTCAAGCTGTGTTGTTGTGGTAGTTACCGTGTTACCTTCGCTATCCACGCCAGCCAGCGCATCTTTCAGCTTTTGCAGATCATCCTCTGCTTTTTGAAGCTGTTGAGATAATTCTGAATAGGCTTTCGACCTTTCTGCATTCGCTTTACGTTCTGCCGCCCTATTCTCTTCCGTACTGGATAAAAGCCGCTTGCCGGCAGAAACCACCCCATCTAGATAATCGCCGACACTGTCATATTGGGTGATCCTGTCAAATCGAACATCCTTGATTTGCTCTTTGAGGTTGGCGATAGCATCTGTTTGCTTTGTGATAGCTTCGCTAAGCTGTTTTTTTCTGAGTTGATCCATTCTGCCAAGAAGGCTATCAATCTCATCGCTAAGCCCGGCCGTTTTCTGTTGTGAGTCCTGCGCTGAGGTAGCCCAGTAAGTCAGAGCTGCTGCGCCAAGAAAAACCAAACCTGCAGGGCCTCCGACGAGAGACATTGCTCCGTTAAATGCCCTGGTAGCAATTGTGGCCTGGTTGGTTACCGCTGCCAAATTGGTGCGAGCTGCTGCGAGGCGCTGATCTGCGACTATTGCCTGGCCAGCAGTAAGCACTGATGCCCTTTTTGCCGTGGCAAGTCTGAGCTCTGCCTCTGCTGCAGCCACGGCCGCCATGCGCTCACGCTCTTTGGAAACAGCGTTGCGTATGGTTTCAATAGTGTTTGAGGTGAGGACGCCAGCATAGCGACTGAAAGCTGCTACGGCCGTGACCCCCACCATGGTAACCAGAGTTTCAAAGTTGTTTGATAGTCCGTTTATCCCATCAACCATCTTTGCAGTGATGCCATAGACCTTATTCTGCTGACCGACGTATTCGGATATGGTGTTATTCATTTTCGTGAAAGCATCACGCACTGTGGTTGGCATTTTCTCCACTTGCTCGATGATCCGCCCATAATCCTCAGCCAGCGCTTTTGCCAGTTCTGCCCCGGTTATCTTACCTTCTGCACCAAGCTTTCGAAGTTCCTGCGCTGATTTACCGGTACTCTTTGCCAAAGAATCAACAATCGTGTCGGCCGTGCTGTAAATAGTGATCCAGGCATCGGCATCAACTTTGCCTTTTTGCATTGACTTGGCCAGCGCCTGAATGGCTGCTGCGCCCCTCTCGGCATTGGCGCCGTTGACAACCAGCAACCCAGAAAAGGCATCCACGGCGTCTATCGACTGTGACAGTGTCAGGCCCATATCACGCAACACTGGTGACAGGTTAATAAATGACTCTTTTGTCTCGTTGATACTCCGGAAGGTGTCTGCTGATGATTGCAGGAGGCGTTCGTTTACATAGGTGTACTCTTCAGTGCTTCTAATAGCTCCCCTTATGCGGGTGTCATACTGGCCCCATTGGTCTGCTATATCGATGATCTGCATCGTACTAATACCTGCAACGGCACCGATTAGCGTTCCTCTGATGGTGGCCGCAGCCGATGCCGCAGCAGAGTCAGTCTCTTTGAGCGACTTGTTGATCCGGTCTACACCTGACGCGCCGCTTTTTGCCTTTGAACCGGCCTCACCCATTGCGCTACCGGCGTTTTTGCTGCTGCTGGATACCTTGCTGTTGGTGTTGGTCAGTCTTACCCCTGCGCGCTCAAGCAGCTCAAGGGACTTCTGCATATCTTCGGCGCGCTGTTCAGCGGTGCGGCTGTCAATGGTAATCGACAGTCTTGATTCGTATGCCATCACTGGACTCCGTAAATTCCAGGCACAAAAAAACCGCTTTCGCGGCCGTTGTGTTTGGATTGATGAATAGGGGTTACATTTTCAGGGCAGTGATGATTTCTGCGATGCTATAAATCACAGCCGAAGAAGCAGCGATGATTGCTGCTGATGCCAGCATTTTGCCGACTATGCCTGTGTCTTTGCTGTTCATGATTACCTCCTGCCGGTTTAGCCAAAGTACGATGAAGCCAGCTTTTCCAGGATGGAAAGCACGCTCCAGACGAACAGCAGGAAACTGGCTCCGAAAACGACAGACCAGAGGTTTCGTCTAAACTCTTTGGCTGAATTGTTGACCGATTCCATAAACACTCCTAGAAATTTGACCGTGAATTTTCTATTATTCATTTATGCTTTGCTCCTAAGTTGGCGTTAGGGGTAAATGCAAAAAACCCCGGATGCTGCGAACATTCGGGGTTTTGCTTTTGGGATAAGTTAATTTGTTTTTTAGGCTTGATCTTCTGCGTAGATGCCGCCTGACAACACAGCTCCACCGACTTCAAACTCGCCATAAAGCAGTGGCACAGGGTGCCCGGCTGACGTTGTGGTTACCGGGCCGCCAAAGCCTGTGCTTGGATTGTTTCCGTCTTCCTCGCCTGTTCCGCTGACCTTTGGCATCGGGGATAGCATTTGCACTACGCCGCCAAGGGCTGAACCGACACCGGCGGCTATCAGCGCCATTCCCTCTGGCGTTGTACTGCCGTAAGAGAAGAAGCCCACTACCACCAGAACCACGCCAAGAATTACCTGAAATATGCCGTTGTTTTTACTTCCCTTGATAATTGGTGCAATGCGGATCACTTCATCCTCGGTGCCCCTGAATATCAGCTCGTCCTCAGATAGGTTTCGTTTGCCACTGAATACGGCAAACACCAGCCCTTTTTGGTCTGCGGTTCTCATGAACTGCTCGAACCCTGGCACCATGTTACACAGGGCCTGAACGGCATCGGCCGGCGAGTTGCAATCCAGTCGATATTCTCTTCCGAACCTGGAGCCAAGAACGCCGTAAAGGCGGATATCACGCATTGCCATAATTTAATCCTCACATTTTCGATTGGTGGCGCAGCACTACTTCGGTGCGGTTTGCCCAGCTGTGGCCGTATATCTCGCGGGTTGATAGCCGCCCGTACAGGTGGTGAAAGAAGAATGGCCCTGGGCCGTATAGCGTTGGGGCCTGCTCGCTCTTCAATTGCGGATCGCTTCCGAGGAACACGGCGGCATGGTTTGGGTGGTGGCAGGTAACCCCTGGTGTTTTGATGCGCATGATTAGAATGTCGCCGTACTGGGGAGAGTTCACCGGCACAAACCCCTCTTTCCTGAAATTATCCAGGTACAGGCTGGGGCCGTCTTGACGCTCCCACCAACCATCCTCCCTGTCATAGTGGCCAAGGTTGATATCAAACTCTCTGGCGTAGAAGTCTGAAATTGCCTGGTAGCAATCAAGCACGCCATGTACGAATTTGCGCCCAAGCAGAGGAGCCGTGTAACCCGTTGGCTCCAGCCATTCAGTTTCGTTGTCTCTGCCGATAATTAGCCACGGCAGTTGGTGTTTTTCACATTCAAGCCTATCGACAACTGATGGCCGTGGCAGCGCGTCAGGATGGCTGTGAACGATGGCAATCACTGTGCCGGTATCCTCAGCTTTGCAGTAATCAACCGGGTCAATGTGGAAGTGATTTTGCGGATCTGCTGCAATATTGGTGCATTGGTGGTAGCTGACTTTTCGCCCCACCCTTACGAGCAAGCCGCAGCACTCATTTGGTGCACACTCTTCGGCGTGCCCAGCTATATCTGCCATTACTTTCTTGGATAGTTTAATCATGGTTCTACCTCAACAAACCGGCGCTGGGGAAGCCGCCGAATGGCAGCTCGGAGTCTGCGCCAAATCGCGGCTTGCATCCTGAATCGAGCAGACCTGAGCACTTGTCTTGCTCTGGATCCGTGGTTGGATTGCCATCAACATCAACATAAGGCCCGGTGTAACCGCATGAGTCGCCTCGATACTCACCGCGAACGCACCAAGTGCAACGATTGGTAATCTGCCTGGTGGGGATAAGCATGTCGGCGTAACTCGTAGGTGAAGCCAGCTCAAACTGCACCTGCTGCACGTTCTCTGATGTTTTCTGCTCTATGTACCAATCACTGACAAGTTCGCTGTCAGAGGCGTTTGGGTTCCCTTCCGGGAAATTTACCGGGTCAAGATAATGAGCAAATGTCTCATGCACAGTCAGCTTGGCGCCGACAAAGTCGTTGAAGTACAGGCACAATGCCGATACCGCACCTCGCTGGCCATTTATCATGTTGCCGATACTCAGCGTCGGAGCGACCGTTTTGCCGCCGTTGAGCTCAAGCCCTTCGACTGCGATGGTTACCGTAGAGTACTCCAACCCTTGCCAGGTAATTACCTCTCTTTGCATGTGGCCATGAAAGCGATAAATGCCGCCGCTGTATTCGCTTAGATCAAGCTCAAACAGTATGATTTTGTTGCCGGGTTCCAGTTTTTGAACATCTGATTCCATACTCATGGCTGGAAGGTCTCCTGCATGGTCCAGGTGATTGTTGTTTTACCGTTCTGGGAGTCGTTGGCCGTTGAGTAGTTCTCAGCTCTGAACAGGCCAGTATCACCGTCAGGCGTTGTCCAATAGAATGACTGATAGCCCTGACGGGCCTTGAGGAAGTCGAGCACCGGCTTGATGTTTGGCGTGCGGATCCCGTCAATAAACCCTGAAACAGAAACGCTCCAACTGGTTGAGCGGTTGTTGATGCCTACACCAAACGCCTGGGTGTAGCCGTCACCAAACTCGTTTTTGAGAACCTTGTGCGTAGTTTCGCCGGTGGCACCGACGTTTACCGGCCAGATGAATGTTTCAGTCATCAATTTTGCGCGGGAACCCCGTCCTTTGAGGGCGGGGAGGGATAGCGCGGCGGCCTTAACCGCCCCTGTTCTCGCTCCTCCGTTAGGTTATTGCTATCTTCACATACTTAATGGCATTCTTGAGGCATGACAAAGCGCGCCTACAAATACCGTTTTTACCCCACTCCTGAACAAGCTGACTTGCTTGCCAGGACTTTTGGCTGTACACGTTTTGTCTATAACCGCATCCTTAGCTGGCGTACTGATGCCTTTTGTCAGCGCCAGGAAAAAATAGGATACCTTCAGGCAAGCGCCGAACTTACCCGCATCAAACGCGGTGAATTCGACTGGCTCAATGAAGTATCCTGTGTCCCGCTCCAACAGTGCCTTAGGCATCAACAAGCCGCCTTCAAGAATTTTTTCGAGGGTCGAGCTAAATACCCTACATTCAAGAAAAAGCACCACAAGCAGTCTATCGAACTGACCCGTAGCGCATTTTCATACAGAGATGGACGGCTCAGAATAGCCAAGAGTAAAACCCCGCTTGATATTCGTTGGAGCCGCCCGCTCCCTTGCGAGCCCAGCACCATCACAGTTTCTAAAGACTCTGCAGGCCGCTACTTTGTAAGCTGCCTGTGTGAGTTCGAGCCCAACAAACTGCCAGTCACCCCAAACATGACCGGCATTGACCTGGGTCTGAAAGACCTATTTATCACCGACAAGGGTGAACGGGTCGGCAATCCACGCCATACCGCGAAATACGCCGCCAGACTGGCCAAGGCTCAGCGCCGGTTGAGCAAGAAAAAGCTCGGTTCGGCAAATCGTGCCAAGGCGCGGAAGAAGGTGGCGAAACTTCACGCCAAAATCTCTGATTGCCGACAGGACAACTTGCACAAGCTGTCCCGCAGATTGATTAACGAAAACCAAGTGATCTGCGTCGAATCCCTGAAAGTAAAAAACATGATCCGCAATCCAACCATAAGCAAAGCCATCGCTGATGCCAGCTGGGGCGAGCTCGTGCGCCAACTAGCGTACAAGGCCGAATGGGCCGGGCGTTCACTGGTTGCCATTGACCAGTGGTTCCCCAGTTCAAAACGCTGTTCGGATTGCGGACATACCTTATCATCGCTGCCGTTATCGATTAGGAAATGGGACTGCCCAGAATGTGGTGCACACCATGACCGCGATCAAAACGCCGCGACCAACATTAAAGCCGCCGGGCTGGCGGTGTTAGCCCTTGGAGAGAATGTAAGCGGCATGGGGTCAGTCTCCGTGTCCAGTTCTCGGTGAATTGGGAATCCCATTCCTTCAGGGAAGGGGCAGTCAATTGCTGATGCTCTCCATGTACTCGCAATCCATAGCAAAGATGATGCTGTCAAGCGCTGGGCGGGCCATCACATCACCAAGCACAGCCACCACAGAGGTGATTTCTGACATGGTTATGCGAGACGGAACAGCAGAAACCGGAGTCGCCAGCCAACGCCTGCCAGAGTCCAGCTGCCAGAACATAGAAATGATGTAGTCAGTTAGCGGATCCGTTTCAGGCTCGTCAGGTATTTGAACGCCAAGTTTCTGATGGATTAGTGATTTCTTTTCCGTCTTGCCGACCCAGTTACGCTCCCAATCGAACCTGGCTAAGACTTTTTTTTAATCTGCGCCACATCAGCTTTCTTTTCGATGGCGACTAAGGTGGACTTCTCCAACACCCAGGCAAAGAATGCCACGTTGCTTTTGAGCAGCTTCTCGGCCGCATCGGCGCTGAACTCGGCTTGGTTGCCGTCTTCGTTTACAACACCATCCCAGTCGCGGATCAGGAACTTGGCTATCAGTTGGCACTGCACATCAAACTCAGTGGTGTCTGCATCAGATACTGAAATGTTGTGCAGCGACTGCTTGGCGTCTGACTCGGCTATCAGCCGGCGGGCACGTTCAACTGCAATCTGGTATTTGTTCTCATCAATGCCGGCGACTTTTACGCGAGTGGTTTCATCAAAGTTGAACCAGCGGACGCCTGAGGCCACCAAATCAGAATTGGCAAGAGATAAGGTCATTGTAATTCTCCAAGAAAAAGCCCGGGCTGTGCCGGGCGCTGAGATTAAGAAACGGTAACTTCCACGCTGTCGCTGACAGTCTTGGTTACCGAGCTGGTTGCTGTGATAGTGGCTGTTCCGGCAGAAACACCGGTTACCAACCCTGCCGAGTCAACAGTGGCCACGGCCTCATCAGAAGAGGTCCATGTAACGGATGTATTTCCGTTGGCCGGGGTTGCCGCCACTGATAACTGCAGTGTTGCGCCGGTACCAACAGCAGAGCCGCCGCTAACTGTCAGAGCAGTGGGTGCAGGAGTGCGGATGATGACCGGGCTTTGCTTGGCGATCATCATGTTCAGTTCCATTTGCAGAATGTCAGTCCGGCCGCCGCTTGGCAGATCCCCATCAACCTCAACTTTCGGCAGCTGTATCATGTACTGGTTGCCAAGACTGTCGAGGATTGGGAACTCAACCGATACAGTTTCCCGGGTGAACTGGTTTTTCCAGATTTCCCAGGCCTTGGCAGAAAACGCCAGGGTCATGGTGCCGGTAAAGTTGGCAGCGGTCTCAATCAAGGCGCCTGGGCCCAGTTTTGAGGTGCCAAGACAGCGCTGGGTTTGCAGTGAGTTATCCAAAGACAGGCTCATTGCTGAGATACAAGCAACGCCTTCAAGGCTCTGGCCATCAACTTTCACGTTGCCGACACTCAGAGAGCTCATGAACGGCGTGTCTGTTGCCGGGTCTGCACCAACAACTATGGGCGCGCTTGCGTCTTCATAATCGAGGCACGACATGGTGAAGGTGGTGGTTACCTTGCCTTCCTCCGGGATATCCAGAGCCCAAGTGGACACATGGGCGCCTTTGAATAATGCGTATACGCCAATATCCTTGAAGCCCTTGGCGATTGAGTGGGTAATGCGGGTTTCACCGATAGTAAGCTGGTCTGCCACCCAATCATTGTAGAAAGCAGCGGCAAGCAGAGAGTCGAATGTCTGATAAGACAACTCACCGGCCAAATCGCCGCCGATATCAACACTGGTGGCAATACTGCCCTGGCCAATACGCGTGTCGGTGATTTCTTCGGACTCTTCAGTGTTTACGGTTGGTGTCATGGCATTACTGGTCAGGCGCATAACCTGCCAAACTGCCGGATCCGGGACTACCCCGGGAGTGGTTTCTCTCACGATGTGAGAAATAACTTTTGCCCCAGACGACATAATTGCTCTCCTGTTTCTGGTGCCCACGGAACGCGGGCAATAAAAAAGGCCAGCACAATGGCTGACCTTTGTTTTGGTGGCTGTGGCCTGTTAGTCGGCAACGAACCTGATATTCACGTTGATTTGATAAAACTGGCCTGTCTGGTCTTTACCAATGTCTAATTGGCTGGCCTCCCAGCACTCGAACTTTCCCTGCGACCAATAGGCAAAATGCACTTCAAGTGCAGAGGCGAGCTCGTTCAGGGCCCTGGTTCCCGTTTGCAGTCTTGCAAAACACTGGATTACTATCAGACCGGGCTTTCTGGTGCATGGCTTATCGCCGACACCAGAGAAAAACGATGTGCCATGCTGAATGCCCAAGCGACACCACAACCCAGTTTCAGGCGGATCGAATCGCTGAGGCTGGTTTGGGTACTCGATGCGCGATTGCTCAATGCCGGTGAATGTCACCATTCGGCCGACAATGGTTTGGCGGATTTCTTCGAATGTCATTGCTTGCCACCATATTTGGCTGCGAGTGTTGCGGTTGCCGGGCCGTATACGCCCTCGGCTCGCTGTTGAGAGTGTCCGTTCTCCAATGCCTCGGCGTACGGCAGGTTGTTTTGGATGATGATTTCCTTGTAGACCAACTTAACGCTTTTGATTTTTGACATTCCGTTGTTAACCGTTTCTTGGCCAGCCTCATCAACCATTTCCAGCGAGTAGCTGTAGTCAGCGTCATTGATAGAAACGATGTGATTGCCCCGGTATGCCCCGGTATCAACCGGAGAAGTAGTCACAACCATTTGAAGCGCCTCGATGGCAATCTTCTTCTGAAAGCCGTCAATCTGCTTCTCTACCTCGTCCATGAAGCCCGATGGAGGTCTAGACCAGCCGCCCTTAGCCATTCACGCCTTCCTGAGCTGGATAGCCCAACTAACGTCTGCTGGATCTTTGTTGACTTTTACAACCCTGTAGCCGTCAATTTTGTCTTTCTCTTCTGGTATGAAAACGTTGCCTGAAGAGTCAATCACCTCTGATTGCAGAACAGTAAGCTTCGTATCGGTAACCAGAATGTTGATACCGTCAACAATTTGAATTGAGAAACTGCCAAAAACTCCCCTGCCGGCATAGGTGATAGTTTCCTCTACCTGCTGCTCCGTTACCGGGTCATAGCTTGTGCCAATAACCCGCACTCCAGTGAAAGATTTAACGGCATCGGCAAGATCGCCATCAAATGCATCAGCAATATCTGCTGTTATTTCGTCGCGTAAGCCCATATCAAACCCTCTTCAAAAACATGACATTTGGCATTTGGTTGATCCACGGCTTAAGCAGCGCCAGTGCCAATGATTCGCCGTTGGAGTATTGACGGTAAGTTGCAGAGAAGGTCTTGCTTGATGAAACCGTGTCAGCCTTGACTGTTTTGCTCAATACGCCTTCTTCTCGCGTTCCGTAGATATTGCCGTTGGCGGCTTCCACTGCAATCTCGGCACCGGCCTGTATCCATTCGTCTGGATACGGGACCTCATCAGGGTATGATTTGCCGTCGGCATCTTTCTGCTGCAGGTTCAAATTGCTCAACCAGACATTGGCGATCATCACTGCGCGTGACTTCTTGCCGGCATCGGCCCAGCCATCACCCAGCTTTTCATCAACATCCGCGACAGTGATGTATTCGATCATGGTTATTTGCCTTTATCCATGGCA